CCATGGTACGCCTGCCGCTGGAGCCGTTAAACTGCGGCGCGCGCGCCCCCGTAGCTCAGTGGATAGAGCGACCGCCTCCTAAGCGGTAGGTCGTCGGTTCAACTCCGGCCGGGGGCGCCATAAAATCAAGTAGTTATGAGCTTTTCACCGAGGCGGACGCTCAGGACCACAGTACGTGTAGGCAGGCTGTAGGCACGGAACGAGGAGCACTCCAATGACTGCAAAACCCATGGACCCCAAAGAACTCATTCAAGCTGCAGCGCACATCGCAGGCGGAATCGCAGGAGCACGCCGAGCAGCAGCGCATCCGCGAGCAGGCGAACCAAGCACGAAGTCGGAAGGCCAAGGGGAACAAGAACGCGTCAAAAAACGGTGAGCACACAGACGTGTGCGCACTGTTTCCAAAGGCAGCACGAACGCTGGAGGCAAGAAAAAGGCCGCGCTCGCCGGCATCAGCCGCGGCGCGCTCCCGCGCCACGAAAGCGCAACCGCGGCAGAACGGCAAACTGGCAGGTGGTGCCTCAGTCAGAGGCACGACCAGCAAACTGGCAGGTAGTACCTCTGACTGAGGTACTACCTGGCGCCCGGGGCGAAGAGGCCGGCAGGCCCACGCCGTTGCACCATGAGGTTTAGGTACAGCTCGGCGCTCGGCGCACGCCCGACGGCACGCCAACTCGACTCGTGCTCACCGTCGACGTAGCGCCTGAAGGCCACACAGGCGAGAAGCTGCGCCCGGCAGTGCGGAGCCTGCGGGCAATTGTCGCATGGCGCGGGGCCCGCCACGTACAGGGTCGGCTTCGTCATGCGAGCCCGGCGGCCGCCAGCGCCGCGGCTGCATCCGCCAGGCCGTAGTAGCAGTCAATGTGGCTGAACCACGCGCCGTCGGGCTGCAGGCTCTCCAGGTCGTGCGTCATCGCTCCCGCGAACCAGGTGTGGGCGAGCATGCGATAACCGACCAGCGTCAACGTGTTGCTGGTCGTGCCGGGGAAATTTCCCGCCGGAAGGATCAGCGTCGCGCGCAACATTTTTTGACCGTACGAACTCATGCGGGCATGGCCTTAGCCTCTCCTCGGCGGCGCCGGCTCGATTCGGAAACTGCCGGCGGGAGTTGCGCGGTAAACGCGACCCGGTGCCAGCGGACCGATCCAGGGCAACGCAGTAGAGCGCGAAACGATGGGGCGCAGTTCGCGCGCGGGCGGCGGGTCCAATAGACGATGGGGCGTGCGCCGCATGGTTAGGCGGCTTTCGCTTTCAAGGCTTGAGCGAGCCACACGCGCGCCGCGTCGATGTCCTCGCCGGTCCCTGCCACCGCGCAGAGCAGCGCCGCACGCCACGCGACCTGCTGCTCGCCGTTGCCGCGCATTTCCTTGAGCTTTTCGAGCAGCGCTTTGGGATGCTTCCGCAGCAGAGCGTATTCGCGCTCCGTCTCGAGCTCCGCCGCAGTCGGCGGCGTCGGGATGTACCGCGGCGGCTCGACGTGTTGGATGCCGCCCCGGCACTCCTCGAACAGTCGCTCGAACATCGGCGCGGCGAACACCGGGAGTTGCGAGCGCGGTGTATCCAACAGCGAGCCTTGGCGCCATTGCCCCGCGACGGGAATCGCGCAGCTTCCTATCCCCATGCCGGGGCCGAGGGAGGCGGCGCTCAGGAGAACAAGCGCCCCGTCAGAAGTCGCAAGCGAGGCAGGTGGCGCGTATGCCGCCAGTTGGAACGGCGCCCACTCTGAGCCGTCGCTCCCGGTTCGCACCGGGCCAAAATGTTTACGACGTTCGAGAGCTGCCCAGATTGTGCGACGTCGCGGCTCATCCTGCGTTGAGATGACGAGCGCACACAGGCGCCGGCCCACGTCCTGCGGCCAGGTGAGAACAGCAGGCGGGTCATCTGCCACCAGCAAGCCGTCGTGTGCGCCTCCAAACCGATACGCGAGGAGCGAGGCAGGCGCGTAACCGTTCGCGAGCAAGCGCGCGCGGCACTCGCCGAGCGTGAGTGATTCAGACATGCGCAGCTCCTTCAGTGGCGCGAGCCGCCGCCGAAAATGGCGTCGACATCTGCCGAGGCCCCTTCGGCATTGGCGTGCGGATGGTGTGCGGGAAATATTGATTCAAGGTCAACCGTGCGATGCGTGAATGCACTTTTGTCCTGGCCGTGAATGGTCTCGCCTATCGCACGCGCGCGGTCCTGCGCCATGCCGCGCTTGCCATCCGCAGTTGAGGGGTCTTGCGGCGGCCGACGGCCCCCAGGCGCATTCCAATCGCGGCGATGGTCGAGCTCCTCATCTCGTCCACCGCGGCGCGCGCGGTCCAGACTCTGCGTGCTCTGCGCTCGAGACTCGCCGAGTCCGGCGTCCCTGGCCCGCTCGCGGGCATCGAGATTCCGCTCGCGTTTCTCGAGTTCTTCGTCGCGCGCACTGCGCTTGTCGCCTTTGCGGAAGGACTTGATGGCGTCGCACACGGCATCCGCCACGCACCGCGCGAGCGCCTGGTCCTCATCATCCCGGTCATCATCACCGGCGCCGGGCTCCTGGCGCTCGACGTCGCGGGGCTCCTCGTCGAAAGTGTGGAAAGTGCGGTGTACGTGATCGTCACATTGCAGATGTGACACCTTGCCGTCTTTCGAGTGATGCAAGAATACCGTCATGTTCTCAACTCCTGGTGTTGCGGCGGCGGCTGCCGCCTGCGAAGATATAACTGCACAGCATGCCGAACCGCATTGCTACGGGAGCGCCCATCGGAACGGGCCAGCGCATCGAGCGCCAGCAGCGCCCGGGTCGGCAAGGTCACACAAACACTTTCGGTGGACTTGGCCATTGAGTGTGAATAGCAAAGCGGCGCGGAAGGATCAAATGGATTTGCTCACTACTTGCCAAAAAGGCGCTCGAGCTCGGGCACTCCGGGCGGCTCCCACGCGAGCTCATGATCTTCGAGTACGGCGTCCGCGATCTTCAGCGGCATGACCCACGGCGCGAACACCATCGCCGTGCAGTCATACAAATTCGGCGAGCGCTCTCCGTCGCCGAGTTTGTCAATGAGCAGCTTGCCCGCAGAATTCTCGCTCATGGTGGGCTGCGACAACTCGGGCACGAGCCGCGAAAGCTCAGGGATGCGCGCGTCGATGCAGAGAATCAAATCCTTGTCGAACGGCTCCCCGCTTGCGGCCTTGTGCGCCTCGGCAAACAACATCCGCAGATTCCAGGCCGCCTGCGCCTTGCGGTTCGCGCACAGATCTTCCCAGGTGCGGCCAGATCGCGGCACGGTGCGCTTGGGGCTCTGCGGCGAACTGCTGCCACGGTATTCAATCACGCGGATCTTCCGGCCGGCCCGTTGCTCATTCAGTGCGCGCGCATCACCCTTCATCGAAGCGCCGAGGCCGTCAGCGTCATACAGCAGCTCGGTGCAGCCCCACGCATCGCAGAGCCGAAACGCCTTTGTGCAGGTGGCGAGAAGATCACTACCAGCGCCGCTCCAACTTTCAACATGCAGCAGGTGCGTGCCATGCCGCACCGCAAGCGCGCTCCGATCGCCGGTATCCCCCAGATCCAGCGCGGCATACCTCACGCCCTGCGGCTTGATGCCGAGCTTCTCAGCAAGCCCGATCGCAGACTGGATCCACAGCGCCGGGAGCACGACACCCTCGCGGCTCGCGCTGAAATCCGCGTTTATCTCCTGCGCCAGCACCACAGGATCGAGCGTCGCGAGTTGCTTTGCGTACCACTCATCATCACGCCGCGGGTCGTCGCGCCAGATGAGATCCATGCGCGGAATGTTCTGATTGTGCGCGCGATCGTAGAAGCTCCCGCCGATGCCGTGCGGCGTGCTCACGTCAATGCGCGCCTCGCTCACCGCGGCAAGCGCACTGTCGATCGCCTGGCTGTCCAATAGGTAAGCAGCTTCGTCGACGAGCACGACGCTCTGCCGCGAACCGCGAAACGCTTGCGGGCCCGTCGCACCCGTGATCGCCGAGCGGGTCTCGGGAAACGTCACCGAGAGATACTGACTCGTACGCTCCTCATCGTAGCCGGCTCGAAACTCTGGTGGCAGCGAGCGCAGCAGGCCGCGCAGTTTCATAAAGATGGTATCGGCGTACCGCTCAAGCTTCGCTTCCGTCGCTGAGATAATGCCGGCCGCGAAGTCCTCCCCGAAGATGCAGCACGCCGCGAGCGTCGCCATGCACACACTGGTCGCACCAACATCGCGGGACTTAACGACAGTGCCCGGCTCCTGCCGGCGGATGCGCTCGAGGATGAACTCGACGAGCTCGCGCTGCTTCGGCCACAGCGTGAATGGCACGAGCGCAGACTGACCGCGAGCAGCACGGCGCGGGTCGGTGACGCTCATCCAGTCCGCGCAGAAGTCTGCAATGTGCTTGGCGTAGTAGCGGCGCACGGCCGCAAGCCGCCGCGGATCGGCACGCAACCACGCCAGGCGCCGGTCACGCTCGCGGGTCGCTTCGGGCTGCGCGGCATACTCGAGCGCGGCAGCGCGCACCTCAGGCTGCGCATCGCGTAGTAGGGCAGCGCCTGCAAAGCCGTCGGCAGCGTCGTGCACCGCGTGGTACAGCGCGACGTGCGGCGGCGGCGCACACATGGCCGTGTAGACGGTCTGTGCGAGCCGATCGCTCATCGCGGCGCCAGCGAGCGGATGAACTCGGCCTGCTGCTCGAGCGTCATCTTCGTGAAGTCCACGTCCACATGGGCCGTGAGTGCAAGCGAGCGCTCGGGCGCGTAGCTACCCTGCAGCCGGTTCAACTGATCGGACGCCTCGAGCTGGCTGTGCAGCCGTATCTCGAGCTCGCCGTTCGCTTTCTGCCGGATGCCGCGCACCAGCGCACGAGCCGCCGCGCTCCAGTCCTCCGATGGCGCGACATGCACGCGCGAGACCCCATGACCAGCACAGGCGGGACAATCTTCGCGTGGGTGCGCTGCAGGCGCCGCCGCTGCCTTCCAGCATTCCGGGCATGGCTCGGCGACAACGCAGACAACTTCGCGAACGTCGGCCTCGAGGATTGATTGCAGCCACACCATGCGAGCCCGGACGCTGACGGTTGTGCCCTCGGCCGCCGCGGCCTGCAGCTGCCGCACCCGCTCGGCCACCTCCGGCCGATGCAGGAGCTCGAAGGCCCGATTTCGCACGGTGCCGGAGCGAGTGTCGGGGCCGACGTGATACGCCTGCCGGTAGGCTCGTGAGGCGTTCCCGCACGCGACAAAACGCTGAGCGAATGCTTCCTGGCGAACCGTCAGCGCGCGCGGCTCGAGAGGCCTTGAGACCGTCACGCACTGATTGCCAGTCGGGAGGTCTAGAATTTTAAACTACCGTAAATAACAGCGCGGCATGCGAAGCAACCGATTGAGACGCTGCAGCATGTAGGCACCGTGTAGGCACGGCCCAAGCGTAACCGCAGTATTTCGCGTGCGCCAGATCATCGAGGCAGCGGAATTTTTCCTGGCGGCAGAGGCTGGCGGGCGGTGAGGGTAGGCAGCGGTGTGCGGCGCCGGCCGCCCTACCCAACGCGAAAGTGCGGATGCGCGAGCACGCAATTTCCTCTCCGTAGGTGGACAAGCGTGGACAACCCATAGCTTTGTGTACCCATTGCAGGCGCGCGCGCGTATATACGAGAGGTTGGGTTGGCGTATCCCATGTCTACCCTTGTCCACATCTAACGTAGGTGGTGCGCTTGGCCCGGCCTCGGCGTGCGTCCTTTTGCCAGCGGCAGTGCTCCAGTGCTTCGGCGACAGCCGGGCCGAGCTTGCGTGCGGTGTCGCTGTATGACGGCTTGTCGGGGTCGAGGCTCAGGCCATGGATGAGCACCTCGCGGACCGTGACGGAATCTCCGGTCACCGTGTCCAGGTAGGTCGCCACGTCCTGCTCAAGCTCGGTGACGTGCACCCGCTCGTGCTGCTCGGCCATTGCCAGCGCCGTTTCCGCTGCCGTCAGGTGCCACGCGGTGCCAGCACGAAACTCGTGCACGGCTTCGGCCCACAGGTGGTCGCGGTCGCGGGTGAGTGCGGCAACGTCTATCGCGCCGCACCTTACGGGCCACCAGCGTCGATTCCCGGTACGGTCGCGCAGGTATTCCGACTCGTTTGTGGTGGCGATGAAGACGGATTGCCGGGGGAACTGCGCGGTGCGTCGTCCGTAGGGTGGGCGGAACGTGTCGTGGGTTTGCGTGATGAAGGACTTTTGCGCCTCGATTTCCGAAGTGCGAACCGCTTTCAGTTCCGCAATCTCGATGATCCAGCGTCCGGCGAGCTGTAGCCGCGCGTCCTTGCCGTGGATTTCGGGCAAGTCGCCCGCTGCCCATTCGGGGCGCATGGCGAGGGCGCGCACGGCGCTCGTTTTGCCGGCGCCTTGTGGCGCTTCGAGCGCCAGAACATGGTCGACCTGACAGCCGGGCGCCATGATTCGCGCCACGGCGCTGATGAGGAATTTCCGGCCGATGGCGGCCAAGTACGGCGTATCTCCTTGCGCGCTGAGGTACTCGAGCAGCCAAATCTGCAAGCGCGGTTCCTGGTCCCATGTCAGCGCATCGAGGTATTCGCGCACCGGGTGATAGCCGTTCACGCGCGCCGCAACTGCGGTGCAATCCGCGACCACTCCAGGGCCCCGGACCTTCAGCCCCTGCGCCTGCAGCCACGCCGCGGCCTGCGTGTCGTCTGCTTCCGTCCAGATAGCGCCGGATGCGGCCTCGCGCCAGGGAGGAGCGCGTGTGAACTCGAGATTGAGTGCGAACTCGTTGAACCGCAGCAGTCCCGCGAGCTGCGGCGCTGTGCGTAACGCGATCAGGATATTGCGCTCATCACCGACAAAGCCGGTTCCGCTCGGCGCAAGCGTGCTGCGCCAATCGTCCAGGATGGCGCGGGACTTATCGATCGGGGTGACCTTAGCCATTGACATGATCCCGGGCCCGGCCGATCCGAGCCGCGGCCTGCGCCAGGCGTTGCCAGTCGGTCTCGCTGATGCGCTTCTGCGCGAGCAGATCAGCGGCGACAATCGCCACCAGCGACACCTCCTCGCTGATGATCTCGAGCAGATCGCGCGCACGAATGCGCGAATGTGGCGCGGGGTGGTTGTGCCCAAGGAGCCGCTCTGGAAACAGGGCACTCCACCCGAGCCCGAGCGAATCCAGCACGTCGACCGCACCGCAACCCGCGAAGCAGTTCACCAACACACGGCCGTCATCTAGTTCGCGGATAGACAGCGACGGCGCGCGGTCCTCATGCGCCGGGCAGCACGCGAGCCAGCGACCGGGGCCGGTCGGCTTCACGCGTTCGAGCCGGTCGAGGAGTTTGGCGGCGGCGCTCATGCGTCCGCCCCCGCAACGGCCTGGCGCTTGCGGCTCACGTGGTACGCCGTCATCACCGCGTGCGCGAGCAGATCGAGCACCACCTTGGGTTCGCCCGACGCCGGCGTGTACACCTTCGGCGTGAGTTCACCAGCGAGCGCCACACTGTCACCATCGGTGAGCGCGAGAAGTGCGGTGACCGCGGCTTGCTCGAAGGCGA